CGCTGGTACACTTTGGGTTGCTTATGATCCACTACGTACAAGCACAGGTGGTTACAAGCCATTTAATCGTAGAGTAGCTGGTCAAACAGTAGTAAGTGGTACAGCAACAGCCGCAAATCCATTTACTGCTAGTGAGCAACTTAAAATTGGTGTTACCAGTATTGGTAATGCAACAATTACAGAGTACACAGTAACATTGTCAGGCACATCACCAGCAAGTTTTGTTAGTGACATTTTAGCACTTAACATTCCAGAATTAGATATCAGTGTAAGTAGCACAAATGTTATTACATTCACTCATATATACGGTGGTGACATTTACCTAACAGACGTATCAGGTACACCAACAGCAGATGCAGGTTTCTCAAGTAGCACAACAGGTACTATCCTATACGGTAGTGTTCTTGCGTTGACTAACTGGGAAGCATTAACATATACTTACAGCACAACCGAGCCATATCAAGCACCAGCTGATGGCACATACTGGTACTACAGTGATGCCGCTACAGTTGATGTTATGATAGCTGACATAGGCGGATGGAAAGGTTACAAGAGCAGTTACTACGACGGATCGAAAACTGATGCACGTGGTTTTGATTTGAGTCTAACAGATGCAAATGGTGTTCAGGTTGTAGCATCAGAACCAACATTCCAAAGCGACGGTGTTAGCGCACTTGTTGCTGGAGATTTGTGGTTAGACAGCAGTGACTTGGAAAACTATCCAAAACTTTATCGTTACAGTGGTACTGCTTGGGTGTTGATTGACAACACAGACCAAACAAGTCAGAATGGTATCCTGTTTGCAGATGCACGGTGGGATACAGATGGTACTACAGACATTATTACAGGTAGTTTACCAGCAATCACAGACTTGTTAGCAAGTGATTACATTGACCAAGACGCACCGGACTATAGACTTTACCCACGTGGTATGCTAATGTTCAACATGCGTAGAAGTGGTTACAATGTTAAGCAGTATGTAAACAATAAGTTTAATGCAACAGCGTTCCCTGACTTACCAGCAGTTCCTGGTGCAGGTAGCAGTTTACCAACTGTTAAGAACACATGGCAAACAGCAAGTGGACTACAAAACAGTGGTGCAATGTTTGCAGGCCGCAAAGCGCAACGACAGATGGTTGTAGCCGCAATGCAGAGTGCAGTAACAGCAAGTACAGAAGTGCGTGAAGATCAATACGCATTCAACATTATTGTTGCACCAGGTTACGAAGAAGTTATTGATGAAATGGTCGCACTAAACAACGATCGCAAAAATACAGCGTTTGTTATTGGTGACACACCATTACGTTTAGCACCAAATGCTGTTGATATTGCTAATTGGAGCAACAACACCAATGGTGACGGACTAGCAACTGCAGATCCGTACTTGGGTGTTTATTATCCAGCAGGTCAAACTAGCGATTTGCAAGGTAACACTATTACTGTTCCTGCAAGTCACATGGCACTGCGCACAATGATCTTTAACGACAATGTGGCATATCAGTGGTTTGCACCAGCAGGCACAAGACGTGGTTTGGTAGATAATGCTAGTAGTATTGGATATATCAACTCAGCCACAGGCGAGTTTGAGTTCAACAGTATTAGAGTAGGACTACGTGATACATTATACGAAAACAAGATCAACCCAATTACCAATTTACCAGGTGTTGGACTAGTTGTATTTGGGCAGAAAACACGTAACCCAACCACAAGCAGTCTTGACCGTATCAACGTTGCACGTCTTGTTAACTATATTAGAACAATACTTGCAAGAGTTGGCGACGGCTTCTTATTTGAACCAAATGATAAGATTACCCGGGACCAGATTTCAAACGTTATCAGTGGTGCAATTAACGACTTAGTTGCAAAACGTGGTGTGTTTGATTACTTGGTAGTGTGTGATGATTCAAACAACACTCCAACACGTATTGCACGTAACGAGTTGTATGTTGACATTGCTATAGAACCAATGAAAGCAGTTGAATTTATCTTCATTCCAATTCGACTTAAGAACCCAGGTGATATAGCCGCAGGTAATTTATAATAGCAGTACATAATGGAGCCTCCGGGCTCCATTAACACAATGGGTATTTTCGATAAATATCTATAACAGGAGAACAAGATATGGCAATAGCGTCATTAAACAAATTTACAGTACCTTTGAGTACAGACCAAAGTGCAAGTGCTCAAGGACTTTTAATGCCAAAGATGAAATATCGCTTTCGGGCGGTGTTTGAAAACTTTGGTGTAAGCACAGACAGAGTTGAATTAACCAAACAAGTCAGTGAAATCACAAGACCAACTGCTGTTTTTAACGAACAAACAATCGATGTTTACAACAGTAAAGTTTATCTAGTAGGCAAACCAAACTGGGAAACAATATCAGTTACTCTACGTGACGATGCAGGTGGAAATGTTAGTAAACTGGTTGGCGAGCAGGTTCAGAAGCAATTTGATTTTGCTGAACAGTCAAGCGCAAGTTCGGGCATTGATTACAAATTTGTTCTCAGATTTGAAATGTTAGATGGCGGCAATGGCGCAAACGAAGCAAATGTACTTGAGACATGGGAATTGTACGGAGCATTTATTAACAACGTAGCGTATGGTGACATGAACTATAGTTCAAATGACCCAGCTACTATTGCTCTAACAATTAGATACGACAACGCTATACAAACACCAGACGGAACAGGTATTGGTACAGCAGTTGGCAGAACGTTAGGCGAAAACATTACAGGTGTAACCTAATAGTTTTTCTAACTAGAAAAAATACCCAGAGTAAATCCTGGGTATTTTTTTGGGCTAAATACCATATAAGGTATCTTTTCTATGGCTAATATTTTTGACGGATTTTTTAAACAAATAGCCACTGGCGATAGTATTAAAGATTATAAACACGCCAGTAGACTGTTTGTTGATAATAACTATGCACGAAGTCCTAAGTATGACTGGCTATATCATGTGTTTTTTGATGTAGACAGTGAGATATCAAATCTTAGTACTGATCAAATTACAGAAGCAGGCATGCTGGTTAAGAGTATAAACTTGCCAAGCTATACTGTTGATGTACAAGTTAAGAACAACTATAACAAAAAAGAGTTGGTACAAACCAAATTAAACTATGGTGAAATTACAGTAACATTTCACGATGACCAGTCTGAAATCGTACGAAACTTGTGGTACGATTATTATACTCATTACTATAGAGATAACGATGCAGGATACAGTGATAGATCAGGACACATATCGCCTAACTATCATGCCAACAACAAGTACCAGCCACGCCAAGGAGATTTCTATGATAAATTTGGATATTCTCCTGCGTCTAAAGGAGGCTCGGCTTTAGCCAGATATTTTACTTCTATTAGGGTATACAGTTTACATCAGAAACGTTTCAGTGAGTACACACTTCTTAATCCGATTATAAAAAACTTTACACACGGATCACATAGTGCAAGTTCCAATGGATTATTAGAGCATAGTATGACTATTTCTTTTACCACAGTGCTGTATGCTGGGGGTAATGTTAGCACCGCAACAGTAGCAGGATTCGCAGACCTACACTATGATAAGTCCCCAAGTCCACTCACTCCTGCAGGTGGTGGAACAAACAGCATATTGGGCCCAGGCGGAATACTCAGTGCAGTGGACAGCATTGTTGGTGAAGCATCAGGTGCAAATTTTGGCAGTGCGGCATTTACAGCATTTAGGGCGTTTGAGAAAAACAAAAACGTTGATCTTAGAGGATTAGCTAAAGGCGAATTAATACAAATTACCAAGGACGTACTACGTAAGAATGAAGATCCTAGAAATAACTTTTTTATTCCTACCACTGGCGTATTGGCTAATTCTGGATTATTTGGTACTGCGGCATCAGCAACACAGTCTGCGGGAATTACAGAATTCAGCGGCAAACGATCAACAGGTGGTGTTAACAGTAACGGCGGCCCATTGAGCGGCTTATTGGGCACTGGTGATATAACTTCGCAAATCTCTAGCGCACTAAGTGGGTTTCCAGCAGATATAGGCGGCGCTTTTAGTAGTATCACTAGTGGTGCGTCCGGTTTAATAAGTGGAGCACCTATAAACAAAATTTTAAACTTTGGCACATCGGGTGCTGGATTAACTGGTTCGTCGGAGAGCACAAGTCCAGAGTTTAGTGGGTTTGCAGGCAAGTTGGGTACAATAGGTAAAGATTTATCTCAAAGTGTGAATGCTGTAACAGATCAAAACAACAGAGGAGTAGCAGGTGTAGCTAATGGATTAATTGCGGCAGCTCCTGCAGTCAGGCAAGATCTACAACAACTTGCACCCACATTCCTAGCAGGAACCAGCACCATTGCTTCGCAATTATCAAGTGTGCTAAGTCAAACACCGTTTAGCAGTTTAAATATTCCTAAACAATTGGCTGTAGCAAACGA